GAAACCATCAAGCCGCGCACAAAGTCGCTTCGATTTGAATTGGAAATGTTTTTTCTCGACGATGACTGCTGCTATGTCGTCGATGAAGTTTTTGTAAATGCAATGAATCAAGTCGTCGTAAAATACCGTTTTAATTATGATAACTAAACTACAAAAGCGCCTCTTGCATTTACAAGAGGCGCGGCAGCGTTGCATTGGGCGCGCAGACCATTACATGGCGACGCTTTCTAGTGTTGGTGAAATACATAGCGAGTCTGATATTGAAACTGTTTGCGCGTCACTAAATGAAATGCACGGAATTTTAAATAAGATCAGGGAAATTCGCTTTGCTGAATTTGAGATCGACTCACTGCTGCGAGAATTGGAAAAATGACAAACCTCCTAAAACTCACACAACCCGACCCGGTCGACTGGTGCGAAGCCAACGTCCAGCTGGACTACGGCGCATTTGACAGGCGCAAGCATCCATTGATCGTCGAGCCGTTGCGGGCGGGCGCACATATGCGCGGCGGCACGGTCGGCATTCTTGGATCGGTGCAGCACATCAAGACGCTAGCGGCGCAGCTATTGCAATTGTATCGGGCACAGACCGCACCGACGAGGCAAGCTCACTACGACCTGACTTTGCAAACCATTAAAGAGTTCAGCGAGGACAAGTTCCAGCCGCTTTTAAAGAACACGAAAGCGGTCATGGATTTGATACCGGACGAGCGCAAAGCACAGACTACCTATTATACGTCGATGCCGTTCGGCTTTATTCGCCTAGCATCGGCGGGAATCTTGGCGCATCGTAATTCAAAGACATTTGAATTTGTCAGCGCCGACGAGTCGTGGGCGTATGACAAATCATGGCTCAAGCAAATCCGCGACCGCACGTCATCCTATCCGTGGTCTTGGTCAATGTTCTTGCCTACCTCCGGACAGACCGCTGGCAGTGAGCTTGATGACTTGTGGGCAAGTTCGACACAAAGAACTTGGCACGTCAAATGCGATTGCTGCGGCGAGGAGATACCATATGTATGGACTACCGACGCGAAGAAGGGCGAACACTCACTCGGCGGGATGAAATTCGCTAGCGGCGACGAGGCGCGCAACGAGGACGGAAGTTTGAATCTTGAGGCGATCCGCGCCACCGTTGAATACGAATGCCAACTATGCGGCGGGCGGATGCCTTGGAATCCGGCGGACGTAGCTCGGCGCAACCTTGACGGGCGTTACGTGCAAATGAATCCGAACGGCGACGAGAAAATCGACTTCTATCATTACAATGCAATGGCACATCACCAATGGCCCGACCTAGCCGTCATGTGGCACCAAGCAATCGCGGCAAAGAATCGCGGCTCGCTGGATGACCTTGAAAACGTCGTTCGCAAGCGACTATGCCAAGCATGGGACGAGGCCAAATATATTGCGGTCGATTCTAAGATTGAAAGCGCGGGCGACTACGAGATCGGCGACACGTGGGAACAAGCGGACTTTTATTTTTGCACGGTCGACGTGCAGAAAGACCACTTTTATGATGTTATTCGCGCATGGTCGCGGAGTGGCGAGTCGCGTTTAATCGAAGCGCACAAGGCCGTTTCTGATATGCACATTGCGGAGCGTTGCGATCATTACGGAATCGCGCAGGATGGGCTAGACCCTGCCGGACGCGGTTCGCAAGTGTTTGCCGATGGTAACTACAACAGCGCCGAGGTTCAGCGCATTTGCGCAAAGAATGGGTGGATGGTCCTACGTGGTCAGAATTGCAAACCGTTTCGCTACCCGGACGGCACGTTTAAAATTTACGGCGAGCAACAATTGATCGACACATGGCAAGGCACCGACATCCATACGGGCGCGGTTCAGTATTGCGGGCAGTTCCAGTATTCCGTGCCTGAGACCCGTTTGCGCTTGTCTACGATTCGCGGAATGACGGAGCCGCGACTTTGGACGCATGCACGAAATGCTGGCGTGAATTACGTCAATCAATTGAATAGTTGGATGCAGGTGGCCAAAGAAGACCCGCGCACTGGGCGCACATATTTTGACTTTAAGCGGGTAAAAGGCCGCGCCGACCACCTTTACGACTGCGAACGAATGCAGATAGTTTGTGCTGCAATGGCGCAATTGATCGGCCAAAGCACGCAACCAGTCGATGAAAGCGAATAGCGTATTGACAAGCGATTAAGCATGACTAATTTAGAACACTGACGAGATGAATTCCGAGGGCAAACAACTATGAGTAACGAAACCTTTAAAAATCCCACATGCCGCAAGGCGATGAAACTAACACCGCGACCAAACTCGGATTTGTCCGCATCGGCTGGTTCTGTGCCGCCAATAATACTGCCACCACTGCCCAAAAAGGAAACACTGCAAGCTCCAGAACGTCGAGAGATTCGCGGATACACTGCGGCTCAGATGATGGACTACGCCGCCGCTGCCGTTTCTGCCACATGGGAACAGAACAGGGAGAACAGTCACCGCGAGCCTAGCGAGTCTGTTGACTGATTCGGGATGTTCTCTTTTCTCTTAAACTTGACACAAGCGCGCATAATAATGCGCGCTTTTATTTTTTCAGTTTGGGTCCACGTCGGCAAGACGACCGCCGGCACCATTTCGGCAATCGAGCAACTTGCCGCGAATCAATACACTACCGCCGAGCAGGGCGGGCGTTACGTCGTGTCTGCCACCGTGCAGGGCAAGTCGTTTACATACGAAATGCCAGAAGGTCAGAGCGGGGCGTCATTTTTGGAAATGGTCCGCGAGTCATGGCGTATGCTCAACATTGGCGGCGCTAGTGGCGGCGAAATGACCGACGCCGAGCTAAGGGCGTATTTACTAGACGAGGCGGGACAAGTCACCGACCGCACCGTCGCAGCGTTCACAGCTCAAGCGAGGTACTAAGACTATGGCAGCGAATCCGATCAAAACTTTCTCGAAGAAAATGGCCAACGCGTGGAGCACAGTATGGTCAAATAATCGCGTATATCCGACCGCATCGACGAGCCCGCAACGCGAGACGCAAGGCAATTTTAACGGCGATTTGCTCGACTTAATGAGCCGGCACAAGACGTTGCTACTGCGATCCGACGCGCGATACATTTATACAAGCAACTCGACAGTAAGCGGCGCCGTGAAACAAAAGGGAGGCAAAGTTTACGGCGAGTCGTGGCGCTTTCAGTCGCATTCCGAAGACAAAGAATTTGTCAAAAAAGTTGAGGCGGACATGGCGAGCATCGACGGATTGCTCGACATTCGCGGCCCGGCGTTCTCGTTCCGCCGCAATGTGAAGATCGAATCGAAGTCGCTCGACGTGGATGGCGATTATTTCGTCTTGCTCACTGAAAACAAAAACGGTTTTCCGCGTTTGCAATATCTTGAGGCGCATCGAATTGGATGCTCGCCGTATGATACCAGCGACCGAGTGGAATCCGGCACGTATCGCGGTCTAAAGATCAAGAACGGCATTATTTACAATGAATACGGGACCGAGGTTGCGTATCGTGTGATTACCGAAAACGGCGACAATCACATGGACGTCTCAGCACGCGACATGGTTCACGTCGTCGATCCAGATTGGTTTTCTCAAGGTCGCGGCGTTCCAGCGATTGCATCCGGGATGCTAGACTGGTATGACTTGGCCGAGGTGCGCGACTACGAGAAAATCGCGCAGAAAGTAAACGCGGCAATCACTCTAAAAGAGAAAAGCGAGACAGGCACGCGCGATATGGGGCGCTCCATCATCAACGGGCAATACGGTTCGACGCAGGCGCCGTTTCAATCCGAGTTGCTTGCCGGCGGCACGATTCGCCACCTTAAAAACAGTGCATCACTAGAGGCGCACGAATCCAGCCGACCGAGCGAAGGATTTTTAAAGTTCAGCGACAAAATCGAGGCCGGTGCATTCCTCGGCATGGAATGGCGTCGTGAAATGCTCGACTCAAGCGCCGTTGGTGGCGCAGGCGTGCGAGCGTTCCAGCGCGATATTAACGACTCTATAAACGACCGTTTCGAGTGCATTGCACGCTTTAAAAAGCGCATGGCGCTATACGTCATCGCCAAACGAGCGAAGCAGGGCATTTATACGCTTCCAGATGACTGGTATAAGTGCAGCTTTACGAAGCCGCGCGAGTTTACCGTCGACGATGGCAACTCACGCAAGGCGGACCGCGACGACATTCGAGCGGGCGTTGCAAGCGTGCCGGAAATCCTAGCGCGTCGCGGACACGACCCGATCGAGTTTACACGTAAGAACGCGGAGTATTTGCAGAAGTCGGACGCAATCGCCGATGAGTTTGGCATTGATCGCGTTCGACTTGGCACCTCTTTAATGCCCGGCGATGTAATGCCGGACGACGACAACGAAACCAACCAAAACGAGGAAACTTGACACAATAACCCTACTTAATATGGACACTCAAAACAAATGGTTCGCAATGAGCCGCAAGACCGACGCGGAGGGCAAACAGTCCACCGAGGCCGAAATCTCTATCGACGACAATATCGGCGGATGGGGCATTACGGCCAAAGACTTTATTGACGAACTGACCGCACTCGGCGACGTTGAGACAATTAACCTGCGCGTTCAATCCGGAGGCGGTTCCATCGTCGAGGGCAATTCCATCTATAACGCATTGAAGCGGCACAGCGCGCGAATCGTTACGCATATCGACTCAATGGCCGCTTCTATGGGTTCAGTCATTGCAATGGCCGGCGACGAGGTTCACATGGCCGCAAACGGCTTGTTTATGATCCACAACCCTTGGACTGGCAGCATCGGCGACGCCGAGCAACTACGCGCCGACGCCGACTTGCTCGACAAGATGGGTAACAACATCCGCAACAGCTACGACCGCTCGAATTTGAGCGCGGAAGAGTTGCAGTCGGCAATGGATGCGACTACTTACTACACGGCCGAGGAAGCACTTGAAGCCGGATTCATCGACACGATTGAAGGCGCCAACCTTGCAGCCGCTTCGATTGGCGACATGGAAACGCTCAAGGACTTTGCAAGTGTTCCACAAGCGAAGATCGACGGCATCAAGATTGAATGTCAAGCACGTCAAATCGAATCGCTCAACGCGAAACTCAAGGACCGCGACGGGCAAGTCGAAGCACTTGACGCGAAGGCGATCGAGCTTGCTGACGACATTAAAGCACGCGACATGATCATCGCAGCGAACGATCAAACGATTGAAACCATGAAATCTGAACACGCCGACGCGATTGTCAAAGCGACCGAGCAAACTTCGCAAGCGATTGCCGACAAAGCCGCCGAGCTTATGGCCGAGGCCGGGCATCCACCGATTCCGGACGAGCCGAACGCAAACCAGATCGAACCAAGTTCTAACCAAATGACCGAAAAAGAATTCTGGGACGAATACCGTGCATTCGATGAGCGCGGCGACCTCGCAGGCAAAAATACATTCTACAACGAGAACAAGCACGTTCTTGGCAAATAATCACCACCACCAATAACCAAA